TTGTGTATCATCATTATAATAAATGTCTTCCGAAACAAGATATTGTATTTTCAACATATGATATAGATAAATATATTAAATTAGATGAACAATCTATTATACAAATTGGCACGTTTTCAGTATGTTTGTTATTTGCATTAACTACTTTGTATCATTTAAGAACTGATAATAAAAAAGAAGAAGTTGAATTATATAGAGCTATATGTTCTCAATTAATTGAATGTAGAAATTATTTCTTTCGTGGTAATTCTCGTTTAAATATATTTTCTGATTCATATTTCCAAGATTTTTCAATTAATTGCATCGGTTCAACACTATCACCTGAAAGAGAAAGACAAAAAATATATGAATCACATAAACAAAAGGGGAAACGTGCATATTTTAAATATGAACCTTCTGAAAAAAAAATAGAAAAAGATGAAATCAAATATATATTCTTAAATAGTTCAGGAAATCCAGTCATCAATCAAAAAAATCTTAAATTAATTGATAAAAATGATACCGATGATATGGAATCAGATGATGATTCAACTGATGAATCATAAATAAATTATTACTATATTTCTATATTTCTATATTTCTATAAGTAAATTTTATTAAGGAAATTCTCCAATTTTATTTTATTATAAAAAATATATTTTTATCATTTTAGTAAGTATATATACTTTTTTAAAAATAATTTAAGGAATTTCTCCAAAACAAGGAACACAAAATGATGTTTTTAAGGAATTTCTCCAAAAATGGAACACGAAAATATTAGATCCTTGTTACTTTTTAATTAATCATAAAATTGGATAAATTCCTTTTTCGTATACATATATACATTTAATCTGTGTTCCCTAAATTCCTTGGGGGGGAAATTAAAAAAAATTTATAATTTTAGAAAAAAAATAAAAATTATATTCCGAAAATTAAAAATTCGATATATTTATTAAAAAAACTATATTTAAAATTATTTTTTTATTAAATTTCGATTATTATATAATAATAATTGTATTTTATCTGAAATATTCTTTTTCATTATATCACTATCATGTTTCTCAATGAATTTATTAAACAATTCGATTGTATGTTTATTTAATATATCTTTCATATCATCAAATTTATCTATAATTATGATACATTTGTTATCATATATATCATCTATTATCTCATCTTTATTCATTAAATTCCATTTATTGCCATCATATACATACGCATATGGGCTTTTTATATTTGATATATATACATTTGTATTTTCCGGTTTATCTTCATTAAAATGAATTAACTCAATTAATGTTGGTATAAGAGAATTACATTTAGTAAATAATTGTTTATAATCCTTATCCGTAATATGTGATATATCTTCTTTTCCATATGCATTAATTGTAATATTATTCTGTATATTCTGTGTATTACCAATATTATTCGTATTTCCAATATTCGTCATATTATTAATAATTAACTTATCTTTTTCATTTATTTCTTTTTTTAAATTTTTAACTAAATCAATTAATTCATTTTTATCTATTTTTTCTAATTGATTGCAATAAGTTTTCTTATGTCTATTAAGAGATTTAATTGATGCAAAATCCTTATTACATATTTCACATTTTAATACATTTATAATCATATCATTTTTTGGGTTATCATTCGTTAAATTATCATTATTTGTAATCATACATGATTTTTTATTATTTGTATGTCTAATTAATTCACTTTTATAAATAAATTGTTTATGACATAAAATACATTTATATTTATTATCATCATTAATAACATTTAATTCATCTTCTTTACATTTAAATTTTCTATTTATATGTCTTGTAAAATCAATTTTCATTGTAAATTTCTTTTTACATATATCACACTCATAATCTGGCATTAATTATATTATATTACTATAATTCTATAAGTAAATTTTATTAAGGAAATTCTCCAATTTTATTTTATTATAAAAATATATATTTTTATCATTTTAGTAAGTATATATACTTTTTTAAAAATAATTTAAGGAATTTCTCCAAAACAAGGAACACAAAATGATGTTTTTAAGGAATTTCTCCAAAAATGGAACACAAAAATATTCGACCCTTGTTACTTTTTAATGAATCGAAATTTTGGATAATTTCCTTTTTCGTATACATATATTCATTTAATTTGTGTTCCTTAAATTCCTTGGGGGAGGAAATAAAAAATTTTTATAATTTTAGAAAAAAATAAAAATTATATTCTGAAAATTAAAAATTCTATATATTTATTAAAAAACTATATTAAAAATTATTTTTTTATTAAATTTCGATTATTATATAATAATAATTGTATTTTAATTAAAAAACTATATTAAAAATTATTTTTTTATTAAATTTCGATTATTATATAATAATAATTGTATTTTATCTGAAATATTCTTTTTCATTATATCACTATCATGTTTCTCAATGAATTTATTAAACATTTCGATCGTATGTTTATTTAATATATCTTTCATATCATCAAATTTATCTATAATTATGATACACTTATTATCATATATATCATCTATAATCTCATCTTTATTCATTAAATTCCATTTATTGCCATCATATACATAAGCGTATGGGCTTTTTATATTAGATATATACACATTTGCATTTTCTGGTTTATCTTCATTAAAATGAATTAATTCTATTAATGTTGGTATAAGGGAGTTACATTTAGTGAATAAATGTTTGTAATCCTTGTCCGTAATATGTGAAATATCTTCTTTTCCATATGCATTAATCGTAATATTATTCTGTATATTATTCTGTGTATTATTTTGAGTATTACCAATATTATTAGTTATTATATTATTTGAATGATGTTGACTTTTTAATGATTGAATTTCTTCTGACATTGATTTAATAATATCAATTAATTTATCTTCTTTTGATTGTTCTTGTATAATACATACCGTTTTTTGATGTCTAACTAAAGATCTTTTTGTTGTAAATTTATTATTACAATTTTCACATTTATATTCATTTAAAACTATTTCATTATTTGGCTTCTCTATTATATCCATATTTGTATTTTGATAATTAATTAATTGATTTTTATTTTCACAAGATCCTTTCTTTTCTAAATGTCTTAAATATACACTTTTATAATTAAATTTTTGAAAACATATATTACATTCATACGGTTTATCTTCTATACATGATTTCAATTTATTCATATGACGATCAAAATCATATTTTTTTTTAAATATTTTATTACAATTATTACATTCAAAATTTGACATTTTATATTATTATATATTTATATTTTAATTTGCCCCAAAATTTGCAGGAAAAATACACAATTTGCACATTCAACAAGGTTTTGGGCACAGTGTCTGTTATACTTTTTTTTTGAGTAGCACATTCTGCAAATTTTGGGGCAAGTGATTTATGTAGCATATTCCTTTTGTAAAATCATCGTCCAACAAATTTTCGGGCAGGGGGGGAGAAATGAAAAAATTTATATGATTTTAGAAAAAAAATAAAAATTATATTCTTAAATTAAAAAAAACTATATATTTATTAAAAAATATGAATTAATTTAAAAAATAATTTTTATATTAATTTCAAATTATCATCAAAATTATCTATTATTTTATATTTATTAATGTATATCACATGGTGTAGCCAACTAATTACATGTCTATTATTTCATATTTATTCATTAAATTTAAATTATCATCATTATATATATAAGAATATGGACTTTTTATATCTGATATATATACATTTACATCTTCTGATTTATCTTTTTTTTCATATGTATTAAATATAATATTATTTATATTTTTTAATAATTGAATTTCATCTGACATTGATTTAATAATATCAATTAATTTATCTTTTGATTTATTTTTTGTTTGTTTTTGTAAAATACAAACTGTTTTTTGATGTCTAACTAAAGACCATTTTGTTGTAAATTTATTATTACAATTTTCACATTTATATTCATCTAATATTATTTCATTATTTGGCTTCTCTATTGTATCCATATTTATATTTTGATTATTAATTAATTTATTATTATTTACACAAGATCTTTTATTTTCTAAATGTCTTAAATAAATACTTTTATAATTAAATTTTTGAAAACATAATGAACATTCGTATGTATTATCTTCTATACATGATTTCAATTTATTCATATGACGAATTAAATCTGTTTTTTGTTTAAAAACTTTTTTACATTTAATACATTCATAATTTGGCATTTATATATTATTACTATATTATATAAAATAATTCAACACATTTCAACAATTTTTTACGTAATGGTTTTGTATACTAAATACTTTTATATAAGATTGTTCAACAAATATTTACGTAAGAAAATAATGAGATAAAGTAAATTTTTGTTATGGTTATTTTATGAATGTTTTTTATGTTTATTTTTTTGAATATTTAAGATAGTTATACCCTCTTTATCATCATCTGGATGACCCATATACCATATAATTTTTTTATTAGTTATTTGTTTAACAGACTCAGACATTTGGATAATATAAATATAATATTAGTTAATAATAATAACAAGTAATATATAATTCAATTTTTGTCCACTATGTATGAAAAATTGAAAAAAAGAGATTAAATAATATAAACATAACAATATAATATAATATAAATGGACAGTGAAGAATTTATACCATCTGAAAATATAATTGATATAAATTATGTTGAACAATTAAAATTATGTAATTATAATAATGAACTTAAAAAAGAATATAATTTTATGACAGAATCAAGTAAAAGTGTAGATAATTCATTAATTTATTTTGCTGAAAAAGTAATTAATAGAGGAAATAATATAATGAAATTAAATAAATTATTAGATAATCTTAAAACTGCAGTTCAATTAGAACTTAGTATATTTGAATATGCATTAGTTCATATAACAGTTAATAATTTAGAACCAATGTTTGTTACTGCTATTTATACAGACAGATTTAATGAAATATGTATGAATTTAGATGAAACTTCATATCTTGAAAATCATTCTTTAAAAGAAAACATATTAAATGGTTCACTGGGTCCACAAATTATTGCATTTTTATCACCCGAACAATTACATCCCGATAAATGGGTTGAAATTATTAAAAAACAACAATATCGTATTGATAAAGAACAAAATATGGCTACAACCGATATGTATCAGTGCAGGAAATGCAAAGAACGTAAATGTACAATAAAACCAGCACAGTTGAGGTCCTTGGATGAAGCAACTAATTATATTGTTACATGTTGCGTATGTGGAAATGTTTTCATTTTATAAGATGTAAATACGACAAAAATTAAATAATATATCATATATATAATAATTTTATTTATGAAACATATTAATATATTTATAAAAATTGCAGAACATTTAAATTGTATGTATATAATGGGATATATGTATACTGATTTAAAAATAAATAATATTGTATATAAAATAGTCAATAAAGATGACAATGATTCATTTAAAGTATGTGATGAAAATAAAATAAAATATTATAAAATTAAAATAATTGACATAGATAGTTTTTCTCCAATGATAAAAATAAATATAAAAGATAAAACATTATATTATGTAGATAAATATAATTATACAAAAAATACAAATGAACCTATTGAAAAAATATTAGGTTCAGATTCGGATAATATAGAATTATGTCCATTTATGACAGGATTTGGTAGTATATTATATAATTTTTTATTATATTTTAATAAACATACAACTGAAACATATAAAGATTTTTGTAATGATTTACAAAAAAATAATCCTGTTTTTAATGATATTTTGAAAACAATATAATTGGCTGATTCTGAAATTGAAATAATTTCTAAAATTTTTAAAAAATGTTATGCTCTTGATATTAATAAAAGATATCAAAATTATGATGAATTAATAGATGATTTAAAAGAATTAAAATATAATAATAAATTCATCAATATTCTCAATAAAAATTTTAGATAATATTTTTATTTTGTAATCAGTAAAATATATTGTTTTTTAAATGTTGTTAAAAACATTATAAGTCATTATATAATTTTATTAAATAGTAAAGTAAAGAAATTAAGATAAACAACAAATATATAATAATATGTTTATTATTATATATTAATAGAATATAATGGATACATTAAATATATATGTACATAATGATGTTGATATATGTGTTAAAAATATTGACAATGATTATATATATTATCACAATGAACCATGTAATCCAAATGTAACAATAACAAAAAGTGTATATATCTTTTTTCCGATATTATCAGATCCTAATTTAGGGGTATTAATTTTTGTAAAAAATAAAAAGAATAATTTTAAACAATATTTTTTTAATAAAACAACATTATTTAAACCATTAAAAAATGAAATAATATATTCACATCAAATAATTGTATGTAAATTAAACAAAAAATATAAAAATATAATACAAGTATCATCAATAGACAGTGCTGGTATAAATTATAATTGTTTTATGGATAACCAAAATATCAGTTTATTAGCAAATGGTGCAAAAAAAATAGCAATAGAAGAAATTAATGATAATAAATACTGTTTAGAATATGAATTAGAGATAAATAATAAAAAAAATATAAAATTATATTGTACAAAAACAGAAATAATATTACCACAATCAAATAATTATGTTGGCAAATTAAGATTAATTGAAAAAAAAGGCGAATATGATTATTTAACTATTTCATCAGAAGGAATACAAAATAAAAATAGTGTTGTAGATAATAAAAATATTGTAGATAATAAAATTATAACAGGAAATATGGGTTTGTATTTATTATTAATATTAGTAATTATAATGATGTTAATGATAATATTATATAGTAATTGAGTTAAATATATAATGGCATGGATAAATATTATATAAATTTGATAAAATATATTAAATAAAATTATTTAGCAAACAATTGATTTTGAACAGCTTCAAATAACCATGTTTTGATAGGATTGACAAATCCATCTTCATTAATGGTTTTGAATGTAAGTAGGGAAAGACCTGTTGTTTTAGAAGAGAATGATGGATATTTTTCATCATACCATTTAGTTAAATCATCAATAGTAATAATATATTGATGATTTAAATTTTTGTAGGCATCATCAGGATAACCCTTCATATGTTTACCAATTTTAAATATTTCATGATCTAATTTGCGAATACCAAATAGAGAATTAATACTATCTTTCTTTTTCATATCAATTTTAAAGAGACCATTCCATTTATCGACAGAACCACAGTAATAAGCCATATGTTGTTTTTCTGTTGGATTAAGAATAATATTAAAACCACGAATACGATATTTATTAATGATATCAATTGGATCACGAACACCAGCAAAATATTTGTAATCAATATTATATCCAGTAAGCATTGCAGTAATACAAGATGGTAACATATAAACATTATTGCCATCATAAAATGATCGTACACATGGTAGATGGAATCGTCCGACAGTTGAAAAGAAGTCTTTATCTTTAACACGGAATATTTCCATTGTATGAATAAGATCAGGAGAAGTTAATTTAAATTTAATACCTTCTGAAATTTTCATAATCATATAATTTTCATTTGATTTAACTTTAGTTTCTGAAATATCATTAATAAAAATGCTTGTTGATGCATCTTGATCAACGAATTCATCTTGATTAATTTCATAATCAACGATATATATATTCATATTTTCGACTGAAGATATTTTATAATATTCATTAAAAAGATGATTATCATTACCAAATTGTTTACGATGATTCCGATTATTTTTGAATTTTGTTTGAGTATATTGTTCATAAAAATATTCTTTAATATTATCATTATCAATATTTTTAATAATTTCATTTGTATCCCAATCTTTATTAATATATTCACATATTTCTTTCTTTTGGAGTTCAATATATTTATAATTAATAATAATTGCTAAAGTTTTGATTGAATCAATTATTAATGTATCTGCTGAATTTTGTTTTAATTGATTCATATTTTCTTTAATTTTTTGAATAACATCATTTGTTTTATTCATAAAATCAAATATAGATGATGTATTACACATTAGATCAATATCAGAATCATTATAATAATGATTAAAATATGTTGCAAATTGTTGTTCTTCATTCATATTATTATCACATACTAAATCCATCAATGGATGTCTTTTAGGAATACATGCGGGAATAATACTACCAGAAACAGCAAAATTTGTCCAATTGATACCATCTAAAATATTTTTATCTGATTTGCCAGTTGTAAAAATATTAAAATGACGTTTAAATTCATCTAAACTACAAATTCCATAATTAGCATAATTTTTAATAGTAGGAATACTTAGACAATTATTTGTTGAATCAATTAATTTATTTGAAACAAGCATTGACATATATGGATTTAGATGTAAATCATCAACACACATTGGAAAGATTGGTAATTTATTTGCATTATTAATTTCAAATACAAAACGATTATCAACAGTACTTCTTGTTTTAAGAAGACATTCTTCAGTATAAAGCGTGATCCATGCAACTCCCAATACATAACGATAAAATGGTAAATATTTATCAAATAGTGGTTTCATTTTTGTAAGAATGGTTGAATTATTTAGTACAAAATGACATAAATCTTTTGAGATAACAAATGCATTAAATAGATTGAATAAATCTTGTTCTTCATCAACAAATTCAAATAATTGATTTACTTCATCTTTTGTAATATTAATATTATTTTCATTTGTTGTATAAAAAGTACGATTTTCAGTATTTTTAAGTGATTCAGCAATATCCGTAAATGCATCTTTACGATAAATATTTTTTAGATAATCCGTATTTGTTAATTCTTGATTTAAATTTTGTAATTTAACAATAACATTTGATATAGTTGCATCTGGTGTTTGTCTTAATTTACTAAGCACCATTGCTTTAAGATTATTATTACAAGTTTCTTTATATTTAAATTCTCGTTTTAGAAAATGTTCTGACATATTGAAATTACAATTCTTTTTATTTGTCCAATAACATGTTTCTTTAATATTTGAAATATATTCATATAGTTTTTTATTAATTGGAGTACGATAAGAATCATTATAACATTTAACAAGAGTAATCAGAGAAGAAATTTGAGTAATATCTGTTGTATTATCATATAAATTTGCATATGTTTTAGCAACATCTTCTCTAATTTCTGGCATTAAAATGACAAGTTCATTTTCATTTAAAATATAATTTTGAAACATATTAAAATAAGACAGAAATTTACGATCAATTACTTTTGCTTTAATTTGTTTATTAGCATATACAATTGAACGATTTACTTTTACTAAAGTATAATAACGACTTATTTTATCAAATGTTGTATCGTTCATTACTGAATTAAATATTTCAAATGCTTCTTCTTCACCTTGATATGAATTACTCATACATAATATATAAGCACATGAATATCCTTTACAAATTTCTTTTGGATCAAATTCTTCATAATATTTAAGTGTGATATTAAATGGATTTTCATATTGATCTTGATTTAGGATAACTGGTTGATCATCAATATATACAACATTTACCGAAAGATCATCATTTGAAATACCAAAATCAAAATCAGATTGTTGAACAGTAGATGTCATAATGTAAATAATATTATTATATCAATATGAATTATAATGCATTATATTAATATTTCAATTTTTTTTAGAGATAAATAAATAATAGAATAACATTTGTATTTTAACATGTAGTATGTGTTACTGTTTTAACTTCAGTCAAATCATCATCTTCTGATTCAACATTATTATCTGAGTCATCAAAATCATCATCAGATTCATCATCAATTTTATTTAGAGCGACATATTTATACTTATTGTCTGAATATATGACATGATTAGTAGAAACAATTTTATCAAGAATTGAATTAATTTCATTTTGTGAATAAGAATTGAATTTAAGATATAAATCATCTTTAGTTAGATCAATTTTATTAAGTGATTGAGTACGAATATGATTGATAATAGATACATATAACATAGTATTGTTTGTAGTATTATTCGAATCTGAATTTTGTTGTTGTGTTGAATTTATTTTACTAATTAAAGATATTTTATCATTTGGCGATGACCAATTAGTATTAATTGTGAAAGTAATATTTGGATCATTTGGAGAACCATTACTACGAAGAATTAATTTAATGAACATAAAACTATTAAGAATATGTGCGAGTGTTTGAAGTGGAATACCTGTTGCAATACTTAATTGATATGCAGACATAAGTTTATTACGATTGAGTTCCATTAGAACATATATTTGAGGAAATGTCATATGAAGTAAATATTCTTTATTGTTGAGTGACAATGAAATAACACCAGTACTACGAGAATGATCATACGTAATTTCTCGTTCAGGATAACATTTAGTATAACATTTACCGAAAAAATCAAGATATGGAATTAATTCAATAGATGGTTTATAATCTTCATTATTTGTAATATTCCATGCATATTCTCGAATAACTTTGAATGTGCAATTATCTTTTTTAAATGTAGTAAGATCATATTTACCAGTATCTTTAATAATTACTTGTTTTGCCATTTTCTCAATACGATTTGAATCAATAATATCATTAATTTGGAAACGCATCTTTTGATATAGTTCAGGATCAATTTTATATGGAACAAATCGTAAAACATTTTTTTCAACATAACAATTTGTTTTTCCAGATAAAAGTCGTTTTGAAAGATTTACATAATAATTCATAATAAATTTATGTTTATCCATAAGTTTTTCTAACATTGTAACAGTATCTTGAATTTTCAAACATTTTGTTTTAATATCATCTGAGTCATTATAACCGATTTCTTTTGATAATTCAATAATAAAGTTATCAATTTCTGAAAATAATAAATTAGTAGTTAATTCATTATTGTCATTAGATGTCGCTATATTAAATTTTTGATTAATTGATTTATCAAAAAGATTTGCATTTTCATCAACTGAATGACTAATCTTTTCATAATATTTATAAATTTTGTAAATATGTATTATGTCTTGTGTACTTTTTGCCATTTTAACATCACATAGAATTTCATATAAATATTTTCCATTATATGGAAAATATTTATATAAATATTTTCTATTATATTGTTGTGCAATAACATTACGATAAATAGCATAACTACGAATTAAATCAATATGTGAATATTTTTTATCTTTATTAACAATAACATTTTTATCAAAATCATTCAATAGTTTACGTAGTGATTTAGTTGTATTATATAATAATTGATATTTATCAACAAATAATTTAACTGTCATCGTATTATTCATAACTGCATTATTAATTTCATCATACATATTTTTTGTTATAGTTTGATAAATATTAACTAAAATTACATTTACCTGATTTGGGTCATTCATTAGTAAATTCATTAAACAATATCGTAATTTTGCAACATTAACAGACCGATGACCTTCAAGTATTGACATGCATAGTGATTTAAATTCATCAATAATTTTGGTTGCTTTATCTGTCATATGAAGTCCATTAAATACTTTTTTGTCTAATACTGGATAGGTAAATTGACGAGTTCCAAAAAAATCAAAGACATTTGGTGTAAATTCAATTAGTTGAGCCATATTAAATATTAATATTAATACAAAGGTATATTAATATTAATTCTATTTTTCAATTTTTTTGTTAAAAAATGGCCTATACGAAGTGAACAAGATGAAATGCAATTTTTTTTCATACGAAGTGGACATAAAAAAAATGATTATTATTCTAAATACTTAAAATAATAATAAGTAAATATAACTAAATGACAAATCAAATAGATATATACATAACATTTAACAAATTGTCTCAAACATCACCTTATGGTTCATATGATATAGATATAAATAGATATCAACAAATTAAATTAAAATTAGGTAAATCATCTAATATATATACAAAAAATAAATATTATAATAGAAATTCAATTATTGAAGAAATTGATAATACTTATAATATGTATCAACAAAATCAATATAATTTTATGATTTTAGATTTATCAATCATTATTATGTCATCAATTAAAAAATTAGATGTAAATGATATTCCAATATTATCAAAATATGATAATCAAGAAAAAATTAATATATCAGAATATAATAAAAATGGTTATACTATTTTATTAGAAGAATGTAATAATAAATATTATATTCATGTAATATTAAATGATGAAAATAATTTATCTGACAAAATAAAACAAATTGAAGAATTATTTATTTAATAATATTTTTTTTGATAACATAAAAAGACCAACTAAAATTATGCCATATAAAACAATACCAGATAGATTTATTTCACCTTCATCAGTTGGATTAAGAATTGGTATATATTTCATAAATGTATCTCTTATTTTTTCTTGTGATAAAATAATATAGATGACTAATAATAGTATTGGTTCATATAAATATTCTATTATTTTATTATAATTTATTTTTTCATTTTCTTTTTCTGTTTCTGTATCATATTCTTTTTCATCTGATGGTGAATAATCATCAAATGATGCATTTACATCAGTTACTAATGTATCAATTATTTTATCATTGAATGATAAATTAGTATTATTTGTATGATTTGAATTATGTGATTTACTTGCAACAGATGGAGGATTGTCTTCTTTTTGTTTTTGTTTTAATGCTTGTATGGAAGTACCTTGAATATTATTTAAATTTTGATTTGTATTATTCATCATCATATTACTCATCATTTGATTATTCATCATATTATTACCCATCATATTATTACCCATCATTTGATTACCCATCATTTGATTACCCATCATTTGATTACCCATCATTTGATTATTACTCATCATATTATTACTCATCATTTGATTATTCATCATATTATTACCCATCATATTATTACCCATCATTTGATTACCCATCATTTGATTACCCATCATTTGATTACCCATCATTTGATTATTACTCATCATATTATTATTCATCATATTATTATTCATCATTGAATTATCATTTATATTATTCATCATTGAATTCATCATATTCATATCCATAATTATCTATATAATTAAATGCTATTTTTTTTATTTTAATTCAAACAAATTAATTATTTTTTTCTAATTGTAATTGAACTAATTGATTTAAGGATGGTCTATCATTTTGTCCACAATCTTCAAATAAATATTTTTTAGATGGATTTTGTTTTTTAAAATTATTATATTTTTTATCAATTAAACGATAAAAATTATCGGTATCTTTAGTTTTTTCATCAGATTCTTTTTTTTGTCTATCACTTAATACATATAATAGTTTTTCAAAAGTTTCCATATTTAGATCAACAAATCGGCCATCAACATTTTGTTGTGTTACAAATCCACGACCATATACATTATGTCTTCCAAATAATGCACTTAATGGTTCATTAATTGAATCAAATGATGGTTTAATTTCAATAAAAACTTTAATAATATATTCTGATACATTAAATTCAAAAAACTTAGTATTTAATTTTTCATCCATTGTCATAAATTCAATAGGCTCAGCAACATATTCAAATTCATCAATTGAATTTTTATTTAATACAATACCTCTTTTTACACAATTTCTATATAAAATTGTTGCTAATTCGGTAATAGTAAGTGAATCAACTTCAAATGAATCATTTTGATTAATTTTTGATTTCATACATACAACAGATCCTTTAATAATATCTTTTTTTTCTGGTTGAGTTAATCCTTTACAATATATATTAGCAATTTCATTAATTGGTTTATTAAATATGGTTTGAGTATCATCTAATAAATGACACATTTGAATAATATAATTTGTTGATTCAAAGATAGTTGTTGTATTTCCGGGAATGTCTTGTGAAAGATTTAATGTATTAATTATTGTTCCCATCATATCATTTGGTGTTGATACATTAATAACTGTTGTATGATCTTTTAAAAAATCGAGAATATCATCATATTTAATTTTAGATGGAATATAATCGGACACACTAAAATTATTTGGATTAATAATAATAATATCAAATGGCATATTTAATTAATGATATAATTAAATCCTTAAATATATTTAATATTATTTATTTTTATATCTAATAATAATATATATAAATATGGATAAACCAATTATATTACTTGTTACAGTAATCATATGCATCATTATTATATATAAATATAATGAAAAACCGATGCATCATCACATACATATAAATACCCCTCCTATAAATAACCAACCAATAACTAATCAACCAATTAGTGAGAGAGCGATAAATGTAAGTGTACAACCACAACCAAATCCTTATCCACAACCATCAGTAATGTTACCAGATCCCATAACTAATATTGATTTACGAAATATAAATGATCCTTTAACTGGTCCGATTAGAAGACCAACTCGAGATGCAATAGGACCAATGGTAGGAAATCCATTATTCAATATATATACTCAAGGACCACCAGATAGTTATTCATGGTTAGGAATATTAACATCAAATCCAACATCAGAAACAGTTGATAAAAATAATAAATTATTAAAATTATTTGGAAGACAAAGATATCCAAATTCAACTACATGGGATTATTATGTTCAAGCATATACTGGTGGAGCAAGTGGTGATACAATAAAAATATCATTAGATAAAGATAAATATAGAAAAGAATTATATGATGATGATAATGTATATGTCAAAGAATTAGGTATGAATTACAATGTTAAATTGAATAGAGATGATGTTTTTACATATAATCCATATTTAATATAAAACAAAAAAAATAACAATAAACATGGTTATATATTAGGAACAATAACTATATTGAATGATTAAGAAACAAATATATAATCATCTAAGTGTAAAAATGATTATATAAAATTATATGATGATTAAAAAAATAATATTTTTATTATATATTAATAATATAAATGAATAATTATGAAAGAAAATATATAAATGAATTAATGAAAAATCATTATTTAGAATCAGAAAGTGAATCTATAAATATAAAACAAAAAGGTGGATCTAAAAATGAACCATATGGTGGATTTCCTCCAATTTATTTATGTGAAACAAAAGAAATAAAAGAAGAAGAAAATAAAAATAGAGAATATAATAAACATAAAAATGCAATTTCAATAAAACAAATTATGGAGAAAAGGAAAAATATAACACCATTTTTTTAATGTATATAAAATTCTTTTATTTTATTAATATATTAATATATTAATAAATGAATGATCCAACTAAAACTGTAACAAATGCATTAGAATATTATGATACTAATATTGAAAAATATAAAAATATATTTAAAAACATTAGATATATTAAATTTGAATTTGGAGAAGATGATTTAACTTATAATATAATAAATATGTATGATAAAAACAAAAATAAAATATTTTCATCAAGATATGAATTAATTGGAACATATAATAATGAATATAATCTATGGGTATGGTCGTGGTCAAGACCAACAATGAAAAGAAATAACACATTTACTACAAAAAAATTAGTAAACTATGGTATTGATTTAGATCCAAAATATTCATTTTTAAAATCAGAATTAATTACATCTCGATTTCGTATTACAAATCCAATTCAAATTGATATTCATATTAGTTTAGCATCATATTTATCTAAAAATCCAGTAATTTTTAAATATAGTATTGGTAAAAAAAATATAGAATCCACTGAATTTGATGAATTTATTGATATAACTTTAACAGATGAAACAGAATATTCCGAAACAAATTATTTTTTTATTTTAGATTATAATAAATTATAAAAAAAAATATATAAAGAACCAAATATAATATTAATATAATATGGCATTATTATATTTAGGATATAAATTATTTGATACATATGATATCAAATTAAAAAAGGCAGAAAATACAACAGAAAAATGTATTTCTACATATGGAAAATTTAAATTTGAACAATCATTATTAACATTTGAAATTAGTGTTTATATATTAACAGCACAAGTATTTTTTGGCAAAAAATATATGAGATTAAATGATATATATAAAATACAATCTTGCAATTATAATAAACATTATCAAATTAAACAAATAATTCAATATGGTTCATTATTTGCATTTCCAATAACAACTTATCGAACTTTTGAATATATTAAAGGTAAAGAACAACAAATTATTGATTTTTAAAAATAATAATTTAATTGTCATTTATTATACTTTTATTAGATAAATATGATATATCATAAAGATTAATTGAATTCGTGCCATAACATGCGACAGCTAACATATTATCATAACAATGACATCCATGACAAAATTCAGTATTACTTATACAATAAATTTGTTCAAGTGTATATTTATTATCATTATTTGTTATATTAAAAACAATAATTTCGGAATTATATTGGTCACATACATATAATTTATTGTCTTTTATTGAAATTCCATCAAATCTTTTATTATTATATTCAAAAACATCATTAGTATTAATAAATATAATACTGGATATTACATTTTCAAGATTATTGGGTACAAAAGTCGCTGGTAATGATACAGTGGTAATAACTACATCATTATTATACATATTAACTGATTGTATTTGATTGCCTTCTGATTTATATATTATTTTATTATTTTTAATACAAAATCCATTTGTTGTTGTATAATATATATCAGTGTTATTGATAAATAAACCATGTGGTCTTCCATAATTTTTTGTTGAAATAAATTTAACAAAATTAATTTTATTATTATTAAATGAATAAATACCAATTAAGAATTCATTTATGAATGAACAATAAATTAAATTATCATGTATTGCTATCAAATCAACATTAATATACTTATTGTATAATTTTAAATAATATTTATATATCATAGTATCATTAAGTATATCATATAAACATATATAAGATCCATAATAAGAACCAGTAACAATAGTATTATTATTTATAAATTTAACATCTGTCATTGTTGATAATCTTTGTTTTTTATTTAAATACTGATAAATCATTTTAGAATTATTTTCATTATTAAATAATATATTTTTGAGATGCATATAATATATTATATAAAATTTTAATTATATTTATAATTTAATGTTATTTTTTAGTTAACATTTATATATAATAATATATATATAAATATAATGAATTGTACAAAATATTTTATGACAATGCCTAATCGCATAAATCACGTTAATACTCAAATGTTTATGCCAAATTCTATCATTATTAATGCATATAATGATATAAATATGACCATATCATCAAAATATGTAAAAGATTTTCAATTAAAAACTAAAGAATTATGTGCATTAACATATATTACAACATTAGAGAAATTTATTGAATCAAATGATAAAATATGTATAATATTTGAGGATGATATAATAATAAAAAACGAGTTAACTAATGATATTGATAAAATTGCAAATATATGTATAAATTCAAATCTTGATATGATTTATTTATATCATTTAGAATTGAATTATAAAAAAATTGTAAACATAAATAATATTAAGTTTATAGATAATATATCAGATGGGAATCAAGCGATAATGTGGTCAAGAAATGGTGCTATTAAATTTTTGAATAATCTTCCTATAATTTTAGCAAAAGATCATTGGTTAAAAAATTTAATTGATAAAGGTATTTTTAATTCTTTAACAACATATAATAATTATATAGAAAATATAGGATGTAGAGATTGTAGAGATTATAGTTCAAAAATGGGTTCAAATATATATAATATTAAACCATTAAATATATTTAATAATATGAAATCATTAAATGATATAGTTAAATATAAAAAAAAATTTAATAAAATAAAAAAAATATAAATTATTGATTTTTTAAATAGATAACTGAAATATCTTCAGGGATAGTACTTTTACCCATATTAAATTGTAAATTAATATAATTTGATTTATTTTTATATTTATTTGTTATATCAGTTGATTTATTATTTTTATTATAAATCAAACCATTATCATAGATATATATAATTTCATCTTCTTCATTATAGACAATAATAGGTATTCCTTGTATTTTATTAATAATATATAATTCAACAATACAATTAGTAACAAGTTGAGTATCATGACTAATTTTTGTTGTAAAATCAGCGATAATATCTTTTGATGTTTTTTTAATATTCATATATTTAACTAATTCTTTTTCAATTTCATCTTTATTTTTTATATTAGTTAACCAATCAATAACTAAACTTTTGAAATAATTAGCTAAATCAGTTTGAATAATTGAATAAAAACCTAAATTACGATTATCTAAATCATAAAATGCATTTTTCAACCAATAATATGCATTAACGTATGAACGGTATATGGTTAAATTATTATGTATAATTGGTTGGATATATAAGTTTTTAAGTTCTTTTAGAGGATGTAAATTAATAATTTCATTATTATCAATATCAGACCCTTTAATAATTTTTCTTTTACCGATAATAGGAGTATTACTTTTACCAAATATATCAACCAATACCTTTTTAATACTGTTACTATTACTACGAACAATTTTTTGACCTTCTCTTTCAGTGAATCGTGTATAATCAACAATATCAGACACAAAATAATTACCATATCTCATAAGTTCCATAGCTCTTAATTCATTTTTTGCTAATTCACTACTTATTTTATTAATAAATGATATAATCATTTCCTCAGTTAAAGCAATTAAACAACCAGAGTGTGACCAATGACAATGAATATTAGTTGAACATGTATCTTTTTCTAATGCTTTACATACATTTCTATCATTATTAAGTTGATATTTAGATGTATCTGGTTTTTTATCTAATACATAAACAAGTTTATCTAATTTACCACCATTTTGTGTATCATCTGATTCATCAATATCAGTTAAAACGTCAGTGATAGTTGAATCAGATATTTTAAGAGTATTTTCATATAATGGTAATAAATCTTTATTAATTATTCTGTATAATAATAATCTTATTTTAGTTAATTTTTCATGATAAGTTATTTTATTATCATTCATATAAGATTCAAATTTCTTCTTTAATTTAGCATTTTCATCTTTATTGATAAATTCACTAAATTCTAATCTAAATAATTCATAACTTTCTGACATATATTTTTCATCACCAATTTTTGTAATTCTATCATCAATTTTTGAAATCTTACCTTTCTGGATATCTTTATCTATTTTATCAAATAATGGTTTATTTTCATAGATTAAATTCATATTATTAAGTGTTTTTTTTGAGATGATTTCGGGTGTTATTTCAACACTATCATGAGTTTGTGTCATA